TGGGGCTCGTCGTCGCTGGGACTCTGGGACTTCGCTAGGCCGAATGGACTAGTGTCAGTATGCATTGACCTGCATAAATATGCACTGACATGATGCATAGGTATTCATGCGGTGCCAAATGATCGGGGGATCATGGCAACAGTGGTATGGACCGAGTTTGAGCCAGACCGATGGTACGGCGATGTGGCCGGGACCATCTGGTTTCGAGTCCAGCCTGGGGCGTTCGGAGGAAACTGGATCTTGCTCTCCAGTCTTCCTCTCCCGTTCGTGGGCAACAACTCGCGGCCCACAGCGGATGAGGCCAAGGCACTGGCACAGAGCACAGTGGATGCGCTAGCGCTAGTCGTGGCATAGCGAAAGGCCCCCGGACCGAAGTCCAGGGGCCTTATCGCTTGAGCCTAGGAGATGAACGATTGGATCTGTTCGACCGTGAGTCCTGTCACCTCAGCGATGTGGGTTCGGAACTCATCACTCAGGATGATCTCGACCGGGCGCCCGTCCTGGATAACGTATACTGCCTGAGCCGCCCCTGAGTTCACGTAGTAGTGGCCAGCAGCGCGCACTTCGGCACCGGTCACAGTCTCCGGATACTCCATCGCCATGAAGTCGCCCTTGACGTCGGTCCACACGCGGAGAGAGAAGGGGCTGCGCATTTTGATCTCCTCGGTTCGTTTCCTTGTAGCAATATCCTAGCATGCCAAAGCTCCGGAGCACAAGCCCCGGCACCCAAAACTTTGAAGGAGGTCCTTGTGGCTGGAAAAGGGTTCGCCCCCAAGGACGGCAAGAACGTCACGACCATATCTTACACGCCCGCCCCTCAGCCCCAGCTCCCCCGGACCATGCCGGACGGCTCACCGTGGCCAGATGAGACAGTCACGTTCTGGGCTGCACTGGCTGAGTACCCGCTCTCTGACGACTGGACGCTGATCGAGTGGCTCTACCACCTGGACACGGCCGTCCTACATGCTGAATTCTGGCTGACGGGCAAGGCCACCTATGCCAGTGAGCTGAGGCTCCGTCTCGCCAAGATCGGCGCCACCGCCGAGGACCGGGCCAGGCTCCGCATTGCCTTTGCAAATGCCGATGAGGCTGAGGCCAAGGGCGCTGGGAAGCCCCCGGCTCCGTCCGCTAGGGAACAGTTCCGGGGGCTGCGACCAGCCTAGTGGCCCAGGGTCTTCCGCAACTGGGCCTCAGCTGCCTTTGCCGAAGCCCATGCTACGTGGCAGTTGTCGCCGTACAGGTTGCACTCACCCGTAGGCTTGTGGAACAAGTCCTTGTGCCAAGTGGCGTGGTCCATGGTGTTCCTCCTCAGTTGTTGTACCCATAGCTTAGCACGCCCATAGCCCGGAGCACAAGCCCCGGGCTACTGTGGCTTAGATCACACGTGGAAGGTTCGTGCGGCATAGGCCTTGGCCACCGCACCGTGTCGCCGGGCCAGCAACCTGCACCACGGGCCGACGCCCGGGTGTGTGGTCCACTGCTCCACGTCCAGTGGAGACAACTCTCCAGAAGCCAAGGCCAGCTCCCAGCTCTCCCACGTCTTGTCGCCGTGGTCTTGGCCACAGGTGCAGATCCGGCGGACCACGTCACGGCGCCCGGTCCATTCGAGGAACAGGACGCAGGTAGTGGCAGGGCTGAGGGCTTCCATCATGTCTCCTTGGCTCGTTGTTCTTCCAGTGTATCAGAGCTTCAGCGCCTGGCGCAAGCTCTCGATCCCGGTACCCCGCTCTGCGAACTCCCGGCACACGCGGCTGACGTTGGGGTTGTTGACCCAGGCAGCCACGTAGCCGAGGAACCGGCCCGTCTCCATGGCCACCTCGAACGAGCGGTAGGACTCCAGGCCGTGGCTCTGGCCACAGGTACAGTCGACCTTGACCGCGTCGTATCGGCCCCACGGCTGAAGGTACTTGACGTGGGTGGTGGTGTTCCTCATGGCTAGCTCCTTGGCTCGTTGTCTCTGTTGTACCCATAGCTTCTCACACCCGAAGGACCCTGTCAATGGCTCCGTTCAACGGACTTGAGGGGCCCGTTGACTTCCCGACCTTGGGCTGGGGCGTCATTGACTGGCTCCAAACAAACCTTGCCATGCCGGATGGAAAAGGCGGCCCGCTTATCCTCACTGAGGAACAGGCGCGCATCATCCTTGAACTCTACCGCGTGGACCGAGCTCCAGATGGCCGCCTCCGTCGCAGGTACCGCCGCGCCGCGATCATGACACCAAAGGGCTGGGGCACAAGCCCCATGCTGGCCATGCTCGTAGTTGCGGAATGCATGGCGGACGTGCTTCCGATCGAACTCTATGACGACGGTACCGTGATCGGCGAACCGTGGTCCAATCGGCGAACTGTCTATGGCCAAGTCGCTGCTGTCTCTGAGCGCCAGACCGGGAACGTGTGGAACGTTCTGGTGGAGATGCTATCAGATGGTGACGCCATGGACAACATCCCTGGCCTTGAAGTCTATGACACTTACGTCCGCCTCCCGAACCGGGGCAAGATCGAGGCCATCACCTCCGCGCCCACCAGTGCTGAGGGCGAGAAGCCGGTCATTGTGGCCATGGACCAGACTGAGGCCTGGTTCAAGAGCAACGGTGGCGTGAAGCTGGCCGCCGCACTCCGGAGGAACGCGGGCAAGGTCAACGGAATCACGGTCGAGGGCCCCAACGCCTTCACCCCTGGTGACGAGTCCGTGGCCGAGGAAACCTTCTCCACGTATCAGAAGGTCCTGGAGGGCAAGGCCCGGAGCAAGGGCGTCTTGGTCGTCTACCGTGAGGCACCGCCTGAGACTGACCTCAGTGACTACGAGTCGTTGATCAAGGGTCTCCGATCTGTGTACGGTGACGCCTGCGCCTGGACCGACCTTGATCGCCTGGTCGAGGAGATCTGGGATACAGGCACTGATCCGGACGATGCCCGGCGCTTCTACCTGAACCAGATGACCCAGGCCACAGACGCCTGGCTCGCACGGGATGAGTGGATGGCCTGTTACCAGGCGCGTACCCTCAGTGACCTGGTCGATGGCGAGTTGATCACACTTGGGTTCGACGGTTCCCGGAAAAGGGAGAAGGGTGTCACCGACGCCACAGCCCTGGTCGCATGTCGTGTGAGCGATGGGAAGCTGTTCAGCATGGCCACGTGGGAGCAGCCCGAGGGCCCTGAAGGTGAGAACTGGGAGGTCCCGCTTTCTGAGGTTGACCTCGTGGTTCGGGATACCTTCCGCAGATTCAAGGTGCTTGGGTTCTTCGGGGACCCTGCCAAATGGGAGTCCTATATGGACACCTGGGAAGCTGAATTCGGATCCAAGCTCAAGGTGAAGGCAGCCCTAAATCACGCCATCAGGTTCTGGGTCTCCGGAGCTGGACAGGCCAAATTCGTGGCAGCCCTCCGCCGATTCCATGACTCTGTGATTGACAAGGAACTGATCCATGCCGGTGACCCCGTCCTCACGCGCCACATCCTGAACTCCCGGCGCCGGAGCGGGCGATATGGCATTGCGATCGCAAAAGCTACGCCAGACTCTCCGAACAAGATCGACTGTGCTATCGCCGCAGTCCTGGCATTCGAGGCCCGGAATCAGGCCATCGCCGGAGGCCTCTTGGCTGAGGCCCAGGCACCGAAGAAGTCCACTCGCCTGTTCCGTTTCTGAAGGGAAATAATCCATGGCTGCACTTGAGCCGAATAGCCCCCGCTGGTGGCTGCAAAGGTTGGGCTCCCAGCTCATGGAAGATAGGGCCCGGCTGGATCTCCTGGAGTCCTATCGCTGCGGAGATCACCCTTTGCCCATCGGCCACCACCGAATGCGGGAAGCCTTCCGTGTTCTCCAGCGCAAGGCCCGGTCAAACTATACGGGCCTAGTCGTTGAGGCCGTGAAGGAAAGGGCCCGCCCCCTTGGCGTTCGGAAGGGCACCCAGGTTGTAGACCCTGAGTCACAGAGGATGTGGCAAGCCAACAGCTTGGATGCTGAGGCGCCTATCGCCCACTCCTGGTCTCTGACCTTTGGGCGCTCATATGCGATCGTAGGGCCACCCACCAAGGAGCGATTCGACCAGCCCGTGATCTCGGTCGAGGATCCTCGGGAGGTCATCCATGAGCCTCATCCGCTCATGCGCCGTCGTGCCGTCGCTGCCCTCAAGATCTATGTCGACGAGATCGTGGGCCAGCACAAGGCCGTGGTGTACAAGGAGGATGGCACGGTCCACTACTTCTATCGCCTCAAGCGCAAGAACGAGGGGATGTATCGCAAGTTCGACCAGGCTAAGTGGCTGGATGACACAGCTGAGGGTGACAATGGCGTTGTGGACCTGGGCATTAACCGTTGCCCTGTGGTCCCGTTCCTGAACCGCGCGGACTATGCTCCTATGGGGTTTGGCGAGTTTGAGGATGTCATTGATATTCAGGACCGGGTGAATTCCACGATCCTGGATCGTATGGTCATCTCCCGGATGCAGGCGTATCGTCAGCGCTGGATGAAGGGTACCAAGATCACGGACGAAGAGGGCAATCCCCTCCCGCCGTTTGACCCGGGCGCCGATCTCCTCTGGGCCGTGGAGGATGAAAAGGCCGAGTTCGGATCCTTTGAGACCACGGACATTCGGCCCCTGCTGGACGCCACCAAGGCTGACGTCAACGACCTGGCCGCCATTACTAGGACCCCTCCCCACTACCTCTTGGGCGCCCTGATCAACGTGTCAGGCGATGCGCTCACAGCGGCTGAGACGGGCCTTGTGTCCAAGGTCCAGGACCGCATGGCCAGCTGGGGCGAGAGCTGGGAAGACGTCGACAGGATCGGGGGCCTGTATCTGGGCCGCGCGCCATCCATCGACTCCGAGGTCCTGTGGGCTGATCCCCAGTTCCGGAGCAGGGCTGAGATGGCCGATGCTGCGGTCAAGGAGCAGAGCGTCGGTATGCCTTGGGCCATGATCATGGAGCGCCTGGGCCTCACGCCGCAGGAAATCCAGAGGGCCCGGAGCGAACGAGCGGCAGACGCCATGCTCACAGCAGCCGTGTCACAGCCAGTTCCAACACCGTCTGACAATGGCCGCACGACGAATGACGCAGGTGCCAACGCTGCCAGCGGTTCCGGGGCCGCGCCAGGAGATCGTCCAACTGGCGCCCGTGGAACTCCGCCAGCGTCCGGGCCCTCAACTCCATGAGGACACCAGCTAGGGCCAGGGCGGCACAGACCATGATGCTCACTCCGCAGTAGATCATCACTGCTCCACGCAGAAGTAGAAGGTGTTCACGAAGATTGAATACCATCCTGAGGTGAATGGCGGATATGAGGCTGAGGCGTTGTCCTCAGCATCCGCGTACGCCTGGCCCTCTTTGCTGCGACCCTCAATCACGTGGCTTTCGGCTTCGTGCTTGGCGGACAACTCGCGGTAGTGGATCTCATCTGCGCTCATACGACAACCATACCAGATCGGGGGCCATGTGGCAACTGTCGAACAGTTAGCAGATGCAAACATGGCCCAGATCCGGCGCCTGACTGATTTCACCTTGGCTGCCGTTCGTGAGGCCTGGTGGGCTATGGAGGACTGGCACTCGCCGGACAAGTTCCTAGAGGCCATCCTGCCCCTGATTGAGGGGGCCCAGCTCCAGACAGCCAGCCTCACAGACGCTTACCTCGCGGCCCTGCTCTCTGAGGCCATGGGAACGCCGGTTGCCCCCTTGGGCCTCGCTCCGGAGCAGGTTACCAACCTCCGGGCCCATACGACGATGTCCGATGCGTATGCCCGCCCTTTCCAGACTGTCTGGTATCAGCAGTCTCTGGGCAGGGAGTTCCCTGATGCTCTGCGCCTGGGCCTGGAGCGCGCCGAGCACATGCTCTCGCTCGACATTCAATTGGCCCGAACCCACGCCGCCGCCGTCATTCTCCAACAGGCCGATGGCATTCAGCGATATCAGCGCGTGCTCAGTGGAACTGAGAATTGTGACATTTGCTCAATTGCTGCTAAGCACATCTATAAGACTTCCTCCCTCATGCCGATCCATACCAAGTGTGATTGCACTGTGGCGCCGGTAATTGAGGGCAGGCCCCCTCTTGCCAACCGCATAAACCAAGAGCGCGACTTCACAGCCCCCGATACCGAAACGGTTGGGGCTGATCGTAAATCGCCATCCAAACTGGAACATGAGATTGGTGTAGAGGCGCATGGCGAACTGGGCCCGGTCCTCGTTCGCAAGCAGAAAGCCTACCAGAGCTTTAGCCCTGGTTCCGATGGCCAATGGAACTTTGAGGGTCATGTGACCGAATCACAGGCTCAGGTGGAAATGCTCGGAAGCAGCAAGGCGCCCGGGCTGATAAACAAGGCATCACAAACTGTCCTCTGAAATAGAGGGATTACCCGAAACGGGAGATGACAAATGGCTGTTGACGACGGCACGGACCCGGTGACCGACCCTCAGGGCGATGGCTCTGGGGCCCAGGGAACCGAGGACCGATCCACCTGGACTGCGGAACAGTGGCAGGCCGAGGCGGACAAGTGGAAGACCCTTTCTCGAAAGAATGAGGGTCTGGCCCGAAAGAACCAGTCTGCGGCCGAGAAACTGGCCCAGATGGAGCAGGACAAGCTGACTGAGATCGAGAAGGCCAATGCAAGGGTCAAGGCCGCCGAGGAGAAGGCTGCTGCTCTTGAACTCAAGGATCTGAAGGCCAGCGTTGCCAAGGCCAAGGAACTTCCCGCATATCTCGCCACTCGACTCCAGGGCACGACCAAGGAGGAGCTGGAGGCGGACGCGGATGCAATCGCCCGGGAAATGAATCTGGGCAAGAAGGCCCCTGACCTTAAGCAGGGAAAGCAAGGCGCCAAGGCCCCGGCTGATGGCAAGGGTTTCATGAACCAGTTCATCACGGGCGCCAATCGCCGGTAATCCCCTATCACAAAGGACAATGACAAATGGCTTACGACAACATCACTAACAGGGCTGATGCACAGGCCCTCATGCCGGAGGAAGTCTCTTCGGCGTGGATCTCCAAGGCTGTGGAGCAGAGTGCGGCCATGTCGCGCTTCCGCCGCATTCCGGTGGCCCGGGCCCAGACCCGTTTCCCGGTTCTGTCGGCGCTGCCCCTGGCGTACTTCGTCACTGGTGACACGGGTCTGAAGCAGACCACTGAGGTCGCTTGGACGAACAAGTTCATGAACATTGAAGAGATTGCAGTCATCGTCCCGGTCCCGGATGCCGTTGAGGCCGACGCGGATGAGGACGTCTGGAACGAGATCGAGCCCCTGGCTGTTGAGGCCATGGCGCGTGTCCTGGACAACGCGGTCTTCTTCGGTGTCAATGCCCCGGCGTCCTGGCCCACGAACGTTCGGGCGGCGGCTGTGGCTGCTGGCAACTCCGTGGAGTTCGGCACCAGCACTGCGGCCCAGGGTGGCGTGTTCGGCGACGTGGACCTTCTCCACAACGCCGTGGAGCTGGACGGTTTCGATGTCACGGGCTGGGTCGCAAACCGCTCGTTCCGAGGCGCCCTGCGCGCGGGTCGGGCGACTGACGGCCAGCGCCTGGACCAGGGCCGCACGAACCAGGCTCTGACGGAGCTGGACGGCTCGCCGATCGTCTACCCGATGCGCGGCCTCTGGCCCGCCAACACCCTGGCTTTCGGTGGCGACTGGGATCAGTACGTTCTGGGTGTCCGCCAGGACATCACCATGAAGATGCTGGACCAGGCCGTGATCCAGGACAACACGGGCGCGATCGTCTACAACCTGGCCCAGCAGGACATGAAGGCCCTGCGCCTGGTCATGCGTGTCGGGTGGCAGGTCGCGAACCTGATCAACAACGACCAGCCCACTGAGGCCAACCGCTACCCGGTTGGTGTTCTGATCAACGAAGCCTGACCTAAGGAGTTAGCCGATGGCAGCACTAGCAACAGTCGCTGATGCGGCAACGTTCGGCTACATCCTCGACCCTACTCTGGGGCCCGGTTTCCTGAATCGGGCCTCAGAGCGGGTGCGGTCGTATACCGGACAGACCATTTCTCGGGTAATTGACGATGTGAAGAATGTGCCGGTTCGGAACCTCGTGGCGTTCATGCCCCAGCTCCCAGCGGACAAGCCCACTGTCGTCAAGTTCGACGGGGTGACTTTCCTGGAGAACACAGCTTGGTACTGGGACCCAATTCAGTACCGCCTGTGCGGGATCAATCCCTACATCACCAGTGGCAATTTCTCTGGGTGGTGGTGGCGCCAGAACGACAAGTACGTCACCGTGACCTATTCCCACGGCTACACGACGGTGCCGGACTCTATCAAAGAGATCGTGTGCTCAATCGCCTTCCGCATGTCCAAGACCCCGGACGCGGCAGAAGGGGGGACCCGGCAAGAGGGTGCAGGCGGTGTCAACATCACCTATGCCTCGGAAACCCTGTCCTCTGGAGCGAACCTCACGAGTTCTGAGAAGGCGGCCCTCGATCGTGTGGTGCCCCGCCGCCGAACTGGCTCCATGCCCCTGAGGACGTACTAATGGCGCTCCCCTCGTGGTTCCGTGAAACGGTGACCCGACTCAGGGCGCCGTACGTCACGGATGAATACGGCAACGAATCGTCCACAAGAGACTGGGCGCTGGCAGTTCCTTTGACTATCAGCCCTTGTTCCGTTCAGCCAATGGTCGGGGCTGAGACCCTGATTGACCGGGACGCCGTGGCCAACCGCTGGATCATCTACGCGCCCCCTGGCGCTGACATCAAGCCGACTGACCGCATAGTCCACAACGGCACGACCTATGAGGTCCGGTCCGACATTCGCCGATGGCCCAGTGCCTCCGGCGCCCTGGACAACACACAACTGGAATTGGAGAGGGTAGATGGCTGACACTGTGATCAAGCTGAACCGTAATGGGGTCCGGGCCATTCTCCGGAGTGACAGTGTCCAGCGGGACCTTCTCCTGAGGGCAGGGCGGGTGGCTGCCGCTGCCCAGGCCAATGCGCCCGAGAACGTGGAGATCAAGCTTGACTCGGCCAAGGGCTCCAATCGCGCGAGGGCTGTGGTCCTAGCGCTGGGCGGGTATTCCGAAGACCTGGAATCTCGGTTCCTGACTTCTGCCATCGACGCAGCGCGATAGGGGGCCATAATGCCTAACGCATGGGGTGGTGGTGACCCTGTAGCCCAGGTAGATGGGAATGACTACGCCCTTGGCACAGAGTATCGGGCCAATGTGGATATCACCATTACCCACGTCCGGGTCTATGCCCCTGCGGGTGAGGCCAATATGTCCGGGCGCACGGGGAAGATTTGGTCAACGACCGGAACTCTCCTCGGCCAGGCCACATTGCCTGACGACCTGCCTACAGGCTGGAGCAGCCATGCCCTGGTGACTCCAGTCGAGCGAACGGCCAATCAGCGGTGGGTCGTGTCCTATGACACTGGCGGTAATTACGGGGCCCTGATTGATGGGCTTCTGGCCGCCGATGTCAATTCCGCAGATAGCGCAGTAACGGCACTTCGGGACACCAACGCCACAAATGGCAATGGCGTGTTCAACACCACGCCAGGGACCTTCCCCACCACGTCTCCAGCCGCCCATTTCTATGGCGCCGATGTCCTCTATGACATCGGCCTTGCCTCGAACACTGCGCCCCGGATCACTGGCGCTACTGTGACCGCGACCGACGCCGTGGTTCAGGTCCAGATCCAGGCCGTGGACGATGAGACCTTGGTGGGCGCCTCGTACCGTTTCGACTGGGGCGATGGGTCACCGGTGACTGTGTCCGCCACCCCCGTGGCCACGCACACATACGCCCAGAGCGGGACTTTCCCGCTCTTGCTGTCTGTCACTGATGACGGGGGCCTGGCGGACTTTGAAGCCCGGTTCGTCCGGGTCGTGGTTCCAGGCCAGGCGCCATTGCGACCGGCATTCATTTACCCGGACGCTGAGCAATTGGTGATCAACTACCTTCGTCCGTTGCTGGCGGCCCGCCCAGAAACCTGGCTCACGGGCCTGAAGCTGGGCAACAAGAAGCCAGAGACCTCGACCTCGATCCCTCCGGAGCGGGTTGTGTTCGTCCGGCGCATCGGGGGTCAGCCCCGATCTCACCTGGATTTGGCCCGGATCGACTTCAAGTGTTACGGGAAAACGGAGTATGAGGCCCAGCGGATTGCAGCATTGGTGTTTGCGCTGATGCAAGCTTCCGTGAACCATTTAGGCATCACCACGGTCACCCAGTTCTTGGGTCTGACTAATGCGCCTGATCCCCTGGGCAACGCCCCCCGATACCTGTTCACAATGGAACTTCAAATTGAAGGTGAGCCCCTGGTATGAAGATTCAACTTGCTTATCCATGGACGGATGACAAGGGAAAGACCCATGCGCCCGAATCTGTGGTCACGGTCCCTGAGGACGTGGCCCGGCGCCTGATTTTCGAGGGTACCGCACGCGCTGTGTCGACCCAGATCAAGGAGTAAGAAATGGCTCTTGATGCTGCCAACGTCCGCGTTGGTATCACCGGTGGTGTGCGGTCTGCCCCTGTAGGCACCACGGCCCCGACCGACCCGACTTCAGCCTATGGCGCTGGTTGGGTGGAGTACGGCTACGTGGGCGAGGATGGTGTTGAAGAGAACTTCACCTCTGAGTCCACGGACATCCGTGCCTGGCAGAATGGCGTCCTTGTCCGGACCGTGAATTCCAAGACCGATGCCACCTTCAAGTTCATGGTGATCGAAACCAACAAGGCAATCCTCGCGGACTTCCGCCCCGGTTCCTCGGTCTCCACGAACACCGGAATCACGACCACGGTAGTCAAGCCCATCGCCCCGAATGCCCGGGCATTCTCCCTGGACGTCATTGACGGCGTCTACAACACACGCAAGGTGATCCCGCGCGGGGAGATCGTTGACCGGGGCCCGATCACGTACAAGACCGATGAGGCCATCGGCTACGAAGTCACCATCAAGGTGTATCCGGCCAGCGATGGGACCCTGTACTACGAGTACAGCAACGACCCCGCTGTCGCCGTCTCCTGACCGCTGGGCCCCTGATCCATGGGTGTGAGATCAGGGGCCCAGCTCCATCACACCCATAGTAAGGACTGATTCGCATGGCAACCACTCGTAAGGCTCCGACCCCTGTTGACCTCGACCTTGACGCCCTGGCGCGGGAGGCTACCTCTGAGGCCGCTCCATTCACGTTCCGTCTCCATGGTCAGGTGTTCACGCTGGCCACTGGCGACGAATCCGATTTCCGGGTCCTCGATTCCCTGAATCAGAACGACCTGACCGGCGCCATTCGCTATCTTCTCGGGGACACCCAGTACGAGAAGTTCGTCGCCAAGCCTGTCTCCATGAAGACCTTGAAGGCTGTCCTTGAGGGCTGGTCCAAGCATAAGGGCCTGAGCCTGGGGGAATAGTCAGCCTCCTCCCGATTCTCCGGGAATATGGAGGCGCTATTGAGTACGACCTCACAGGCAAAGGAATCGACCTGGTTGATTGGTTCCGGGGGCGGTTGTCTACTCGCCGCCTCTGGACCCTGATCAAGGGCCTGGTCGAGGATCCCCGGTCCAACACCTCTGTGGCCATTGGCGGCCCCTGGAACTTTGACCGCCTCCTCCTGGCCGCTGCCATTGACGACCTGCGCCTGAACAACTACATTCTGGCCGCCGCCAATTCGCCCAAGGGCAAGAATCCACTCCCGCTCCCCAAGCCTATTCCTAGGCCAGGGGTCGAGGAGCAGCCCTCGAACCAGACCACTAAGCGCTTTGGCAAGACCACTAAGACCCCGGATGAAGTCAAGGCCATTCTAGCTTCGTTCAACCCCCCAGATCCAGAGGAGTAGGTCAATGGCTGAGTCCGTTGAAGTGGCCACAGGCTATGTAACTTTGGTGGCCTCAGCCAAAGGCATCAAGAGTTCAATCGAACAGGAGTTCGGTTCACAGCTGACCCAAGTCGGGCAGCAAGGGGGCCAGAACCTGGCTGATGGCGTAGAGGGCGGCGCCGGGGGTAAGATGAAGGCTGCTGGGGCTCTCCTCGGGGGCTTGATCCTCGGGGGCATCACAGCGGCCATTGCCGGGGTGGGGAAGATCCTCGCAGACACCATTTCCCAGGAATCCCAGGCCGCAAACCTAACTGCGCGCCTGGGCCTTGGCCCTGAGGACACGGCCCGCATGGGCAAGCTGTCCGGAGAAGTCTATGCCCAGAACTATGGCACGGGCTTGGACCAGGTCAATGACGCCATTGTCCGCATCACTCAGGACATCGGCGATGGCTCCAAGGAATGGACTCAGCAGACGACCAAGGACGTCCTCACGGTCGCCAATACCTTTGACCAGGACCTAGGCGGGACGACCCGGGCTGTGGGCCAGTTGATCCGGACCGGCCTCGTGAAGGATGCCACTGAGGGCCTCGACCTCATCACCAAGGGAATCCAGGTCGGCGCCGACAAGTCCGAGGACCTTCTGGACACGTTCAACGAATATGGGACTCAGTTCCGGAAGCTGGGGCTTGACGGCCCCAAGGCTCTGGGCCTCATCTCCCAGGCGATGCAGGCGGGCGCCCGTGACTCCGACGTCGCCGCTGATGCCCTGAAGGAATTCTCTATTCGGGCTGTCGATGGATCCAAGACCACGGCAGACGGATTCAAGGCCATTGGCCTCAATGCGGAGGAAATGACCAAGGCCATTGCCAAGGGTGGTGAGTCCGCCTCTAAGGGCTTGGACCGCACGCTTGAGGCCCTCCGCAACGTCAAGGATCCGGCAGCTCAGGCCCAGGCTGCGGTTCAGTTGTTCGGCACCCAGGCCGAGGATCTTGGTCAAGCTCTGTTCGCCATGGACGGAAGCCATGCAGTCGAGCAATTGGGCCAGGTCGAGGGCTCCGTGAAGAAGGTCAATGACGTCATCTCGGACACCGCAGAGAATCGGATCGAGACCTTCAAGCGCTCGATCCAGCAGGGTCTGATTGATTTCATGGGTGGCAAGGTCATCCCCTTCTTCCAGAATCTGGCGTCAAAGATCGACCTCTCAGGTGTCCTGGCCACGCTCCAGGAATGGGCGGGCAAGGCCCGGGAGATCTGGAACAAGGTCGTTGAGGATGTACGCACCTTTGTCCAGAACCATCAGGCCGAGCTGACCGAACTGGGCACCAAGGCCAAGGCGGCGTTCGAAGACCTCAAAATCATTGTGGCTGATGTCTTCACCGCGATTTCATTCCTGTGGGATCAGTTCGGATCTACCTGGCTCGCCAGTGTTCTGGCCAACATCCAGATGATTGTCACTCTGTTCCAGGCTGGATTCCAGAACATCCGGGGAATCATTGATTTCTTCAAGGGCCTGTTCACCGGTGACATGCAGCTGACGATGGACGGCGCGAACAAGATCGTTGACGCCGGATTCAAGGCGATGGGGGCCATCGCTGATCTGATCCTGGGTAACATAGCCCGTGCCGCTGGGTTCAACTGGGACGCCATCAAGCAAAAGTTCTCAGATGGCGTTCAATGGGCCAAGGACCAGATAGCCAGGTTCGCGGAAATCGTGGGCAGTGTCATCTCCTGGATGATTGAGATGAAGAACGGCATCACGCGCAAGTGGGACGAGATTCGGGACTTCTTCTCTGGGATCCCACAGAAGATCAAGGATGCCCTGGGCAGCCCCGGGGACCTTCTGTATGGGGTCGGTTCCGCCATCGTCCAGAGCCTTCTCGACGGCCTCAAGTCCAAGTGGAATGAAGTGACTGGATTCGTCAAGGGCCTGGCGCCCTGGATCGCGGCCAATAAGGGCCCGATGTCTTATGACAGGGTTCTGCTGACTCCGGCGGGCGAGGCAATCATGGACTCCTTGCTCAACGGACTCCAGAGCCGAGACGCCCAACTCCAGTCCTACATCGGCTCAATCACCACCCGCATGGGGCTGATCGGAGCTGCGGAAATGACCCCAATGGGCGGTATCGGCCAGAACCCCCAGTTCACGGTAATTGTGAACCAGGCCGAGGGCCAGAGCGCTGATTCCGTTTCCGAGACCGTGATCAACAAGTTGATTCTTCAGAGGAGGGTTACGTGACGACTATCGGCATTGATGAATCAGTCCAAATCCTTTTGGATGGGTTCCGATTCAATGCGTCCTCGACCTCTGACCCTGAAGGCTGTTACTGGCCCGTCGTTATGGCGGGCTGGTCCAGTCGCCAGACCAAGACACAGCGGACTCCAAAGCCTGTCCTTCCAGGCTCGTACCGGGCGCCCAATCCCACCGCAGAGAAGATCATCTCTCTGACTGGTTGGTGCGTGGCCCCCAGCGTAGTGGCCCGGGCCCGGGCTGAGAACCGCCTCCAGGCCATTTGCTCCGACCCTGACACTCTGTATAGGATCGACGTGACCGAGGAGGATGGAACCCGGTTCCGGTTCGTGGAGCTGGAGAATGTGGACATCAAGCGCTTTGAGGAATTGACGTTCACCTTCACCATCCAGCTTGCGGCACAGGACCCGTTCAAGTATGACACGGGCCTCCTTTCCGCAACGGTCGGCCTCCCTAGCGCCGGATCTTTGGGCCTGGACTGGAATGAATCGGAGCCCGCCAACCTCCTCCCGAACCCCAGTTTCGAGACCAATACGACCGGGTGGTCTGGCCTTAACGCCAGTACCCTGAGCCGGGTCGCTGGGGGCTCTGTGGGTTCATTCACGGGGCGGGCCACATCAACCACGGTGGCCAGCAACACGGGCATCACGTCCAGTGGCACGTTCGCTGTGGTTGAGGGGCGGGCATGCAAGTTCTGGGCTGATGTCAAACCTTCCCAGGCCATGGCGGCCAGTTCCCTGTCGGTGAACTGGTTCGACTCTGGCGCTATCTTCATCAGCTCCAGCTCCACCTCAACCGGCGCCGTGGCCTCGACCTCTACGTTCACGACACTGAAGAGCGCAGACCTGGTGCCGCCCCGCCGGGCTGCATTCGCCACGATCACCATTGACGCGGGCGTTGTGGCCGTGGGCCAGACGGTTGACATCGACAATGTCCTGTTCCAGCCTATTGGGCTCGATTGGCAGGACACCACAGGGCTCGACTGGGGCATCCCTGGGACCAATGGCGTCATGGCCCTGGCGAATAGCGGGCGGGCCCCTGCATGGCCTGTTTTCACCATCGCCGCTGGGGCCAATTCCCTTGTGAACCCAGTGATCACGGAACAGAGCACGGGCCGCCAGCTCCGATACACCGGAACTCTGGCGCCAGGTGACACGCTGGTAATTGACACGTCACCTTTCGCCCGGACCGTCCTCCTTGGCGGTGTGGCAGACCGGCGCCCGTTCCTGACTCGTGCGGAATGGTTCCCGATCCCTGCAAATGGGTCCACTGCCGTTGTATTCACAGCGGATGTGTTCTCCGCCTCCGCCCTGTTGACTGCCCAGTGGCGCAATACCTATTTCTAAGGAGCTTAGCCAATGGCATCCCCTACCGTCATTGATGCCGCATGGACTTTCGATGACCAGAACACGGCGCAGAATGGGCGCTATGTCGTAGGCTCACTGTTCCAGAACGCGGCAGCCAGTACTGCGTCCAACGTCGCTTGGCGAGATGGCGTCCTCCCTGGCGTGTTTTCCTCGTCGCTGGGCGCCTACCGCTCATACCACGTGACTGAGAACAGCCCGACCGGCTCCAGTGTCCTGGTCCAACCGGGCCACGCCGTGGTGACCAGGACCGGGCAAGGGCTTTACCTCTGCCCGAACTCCACTGCCCGGGTTGTGGCCCTTGACGCGGCCGATGCCACGAACCCCCGAATCGACCTCATCGTCCTCCAGGTTCTGGATCAGCCCCTGGGTGACTCTGTGACACAGGTTCAGGTCCGGGCGGTCACTGGCACCCCAGCGGGCAGTCCTGTAGCCCCAGCGTTGCCCACAGGGGCCATTCCCCTGGCCCGGGTCGCTGTCGCTGCGGCGCCCACAGGCAACACGATCGTCAACGCGAACATCACGGATCTCCGCAAGAGCACAGGCCTTAATGGCTCGATCCGATCTCTGTTGGCTGGCGATCTGGCTACGGACGCAGGAGTCCCAGGAGACCTCCGCTACAACGCTGGACTGTTCGAGCGCTGGACGTCCAGTAGTGGGGGGCTCTGGCAGCCCTACGCTCAGGTCAACCAGGGCTTTGGCTACGTATCCTCCGCGACGTACAACACGAACGGTGGCGCCACCTCAGGATCCCCGGGTGCGGAGATTCTGGGGCGTAGCCACACCTTCACGGCCCTGGCCAATCGCCGGTACAAGGTCACGTGGCATGTGGGCGTCTACTGCGACAACGCCTCGAATATGAACCACAGGGTTCGATGGGCCGCTGGTGGCTCGGTCTCGACCTCGGACACCCAGGCCTCAATCGAACTTTACCGTCACCACACTGGTGGCCAGGTTCAGGGCCTGAATCTGATCGCCCATTTCGTGGGCCCGGCAACTGCCGGATCTGTGACCGTAGGCCAGACCTCCCAGAACCTGGACGTCCTGGGCGTCGGAATCTTCGGCTCCTCAATCAATGTGAACACGGTCCTTGTTGAGGACATCGGCGGAGTGTAATCAAGAACGGAGTCCTGAATGGCATTCTCGGCTACTATCTTTGAACTGAAGACCGGCAAGATTGTCATTCGGGACATCCCTATCATCGGGAACCCCGAATTCAACCGCCAGATCAATCAGGAAGGCTCCTGGAGGATCACGGTTCTGGTTGGGGACATCTCAGTCCCCAAGACTGAGACCTTGCGCGCCATCTTTGCCCCCTGGCGCTTCGGCTGTGCCATTGCCTGGAATGACCAGTACATTGCCCAGGCGGGCCCTATCACCACGTCCCAGTTCAATGACGCTGACTATCGGATCCAGGTCTCTGGGGGTGGTATCTGGAGCCTGTTGAACCGGCGCGTGGCGATCAACCCCTCCTACTCCCTGGCGCCGACCACAGCTACCAGTCTCCTCAACCTGGCGACCGGGGACTTGGTCTACGGCCCCACAAGCCTTCTCACCATCGCCAAGAGCCTCGTCTCTGACTCTTGTTCCCGGGCAGCCCGATTCAATCTCCCCATCGACTATCCCACCTCGACCTCAGGCACGGCGACTAGGACCTATCCAGTCTACGACCTTGCGCCTGTGGGCCAGCGCCTCAAGGAACTGACCCAAGTGGAGAGTGGGCCGGACATCGACTTTGCCCCATATTTCGACCCCTCGAACCCGGGATACATTCGTTTCCAAATGCGAATCGGCGCCCCGACCTTGACCCAATCCGGGGTCCCGTTGGTCTGGGACTATGGGACCGGCCTCAGGTCCGTGGCGATTGACTCTGACGGCTCAGCCATGGTGTCCGGAGTGTTTGCCCGGGGCAATGGCACGGAGCGGGCGAGCCTGATTGCTTACGACGAGGATCTGACCCTGACCAACGCCGGGTGGCCTGCCACTGAGCTTGTGGTTTCCTTCTCCTCAGTGACTGATGGGGCGACCCTCCAGGGCCATGCCTCTGGAGCCAAGGCGCTGTACCGGACTCCTGTGGAGCTGTGGTCTGCCATCGTCCGCGCGGACCAGTTGCCCCAGCTCGGAACCTATCAGCCGGGCACCCTGGCCACGTTCAACATGCAGGGGCACGCCTGGGTTCCAGATGGCGGGTACCAACAGCGCCTTCTGGGCTTTTCCCAGGGGCCAGCTACCAATGAGGTCCGCCTCATTCTCCAAGCGATTGAAGGAGCTATCTGATGGTTGCCACACCCCAGCCTGATGACCCGGGTTCCCAGCTCGACGCCCTGTCCCGCCGAATTGACGAAATGGAGCGGAAGACCCTCTATTCTGCCTCTATCGGAGCTGGGGGGCTGACGATCAAGGGCGGGTACATCCGCCTGGTCGATGATGCAGGGCAAGAGCGGGTTTACATCGGCCCATCGAACTATTCTATGCCCCCGGGCCAAACACAGCCCGTATTCTGGGTTCGGGATGCCTCTGGCGCAATTCGCATGGGAGTATACGACAGTGATCCCAGCACCTACGAGCCCACTTTCTGGGCTTTTGACGACTCTAACCACGTCGCGTTCACCACGGACAAGAACGGCGGAGTAGCAGAGCCCTGGGTATATGTTCCCATGTATCCGAAGTTCTTCCCGAATGCATTCCTGGATTCCTCCGGAACAGATCCCACCCTCCCCGCCTCAGCATGCAATGGCTCAGTCGTGTGGAATGGGCGCATCGGCAAGGTGAGCCATCCCCGGATCCAGTTCGACGTGGTTCGAGGCCGGGTATCCGGAACCAATGCCGTTCCAACGTACACGCTGTGGGTCGGGGGGGCCCAGATCGACTCTTACAACCCCACAGGCTACGGCTCCGAAATCCGGGGCCCGTTCGATATCAGCTCCCTTATCGGCCAGACCAATGTGGTTGTGGAGATGAAACTGTCTGCTACAGGCACAGGCACTGACCGCATAGCCGCTGGAATCAACGGCGTCTCGCTCCGCCAGACCTAACCCGAAAGGACCCAGTCCATGAACACCATTGAACTCATTGTCCAGGGAATACAGGCTGTGGGCGGGGTTGGTGTCCTGGGGCTCATGGGCAGGGCCGTCTATCGCGCTCTCTCCAAGACCCACAGACAAGCTGTCGACGCCGATACGACCCGAGACCTGGTCGAGGTGGCTACAAGCCTCCTGGGCCCAGCCGAGGAACAGGTGACCCGGCTCAGCACCCGTCTTGCAGAGGCTGAGGCCCGGGCCACCCGCCTGGAGGCCAGAATCAAGGAGCTTGAGGCCGAGGTCACCACACGAGAGAGGGAGAACAGGGAACTAGGGGCGCAGGTGTCGGAGTTGAAGGCCCAACTCCTAGATGCCCAGCTGGAGGCGGTTCGACTTCGGGGACTACTGTCGATGGACGGGCCGTAGAGATCATGTTCTCAACCCCTCGTAGGCTGTTGAACATAGCCCCTTTGAGGTAATCGACGGAGCGCCAGGGCGCGGCGCGATTCGGGTCATATTCGCACAGACCAATGAACTCCGTGTCCCATTGCAGCTGCCATTCATCTGTGGCACGGAACACGGCATGAACTGATCCGATCACCCGGCGGACCGTTGCGCCAGTGCACATGAAGTCGTCAATCAAGATCCACTTCCGCCCCATATCCCCTTCGTACAGAGATTCAGCATGCGAGGCCCCGCCGCGCAACTCATGCTCTTTGCGCACAACACCCCACAAGACCCCCAGCTCCAGGGCCAGGCCAGGGACCACCAGAATGCCGCTGAGGCCTGAGCCAACGATCGTGTCGAACTCCACACCCTCCGGAATCCTCTCCCGGATCCTCTGGGCCATACGCTTCGGGTCCTTGGCGCAGTCCAGGGCATCGTCCATGTAGTACGAACGCTTGGTGATCTTCTCCATGGCTCAGGCTCCCTTGCGCTGGGCCCGGTACTGGCGGCCCAGGCTGCTGAGGCGGTATCCGCCCTTGTCCGCCTCGACCAGGCCCCTCGTCGCCAACGCCTTGAGCGTGTTCGCGGCCCCGCTAACCCCGTCACTGGTAGCCGTGTCCAAGGCCTTGCGCATGGCATCCGTGAGCTTGATCCCGGACAGATCCACCTTGGGCTCAGGGACGAACGTCCGGAGGGTGCGGCCCGTGAACCGGTTGACCAGGGCCAGGGTCTCGCCGTCCTTCAGCTCCCGAACCCTCTTCTGAGCGGTGTAGGAGTCGAACTGGGCTTCCACGCTCAGTGACGAGGAGATGACCTCAACGTCCTGGTAGCCGTTGACCGGGGCGGACTGGATCTCGACTGCGTACAGCATGGTGGCTCTCCTTCAGAGTTTTCGGGTGGCCCCTGTGGCCAATGCCAAGAGCCTACCATGCGGGAGGCTCATGACACAAGCGGCAGGGATCAGGCAGCGGCGAGGATCTCAGCCTCATAGACAGCGGCATCCGCATCCATGGCGTAGCCCGCGCGGTCCATGGTGGCCGCGAACTCATTGGCCTGAGCCAGGAGGGCCACATCGCTGGTGCGGAAGTAGGCGACCAGGCTGTGAACGTAGCCCTTGCGGAGGATGTGAGCGGGGGCCATTTTGATCTCCTTGTGTCCGTTGCTGTTAGTACAACTCTATGCCCCCAGGTCCCCAGTGTCAAGGACCTGGGGGCATTTCCTTGTGCAAATTACCTACGGCGCGATCACCACGACCATTTGCCCTGGCTGCCCGTCCCAGGGTCGCTGCCAGTAGCCATACTTCCCGGTCCCGATGGAATAGAACGCCCTGGTCTGGATCTCCACGTCATCCGGCGTGACCTCGAAATACCCGCCATCCATCTCCCGGGCCACCACCTTAGACTCAGGCGGCATGTCCTTCAGCTTCTCGATCAGCTCACGCACAGTCACTATCCCGCCTCCCAAACGACAGAATCCCCCATCTCCACGGCCCTTGAGCTATGGAGATGGGGGATTGTCCTATTTGTCCCGTTTCTTGTTCAGCCACTCGGTCGTACGCGCCTGGAGCTTGTCCAGGGCCTCCTTCTGATCACGCTCAGCCGCCTGGACATCCGGGTCTGCTGAGTCGACCTCGACTACCAGGTTCGGGTCGATATCGTCGTCACCCATCGCGCGGATCCTTCGTGTTCGGCCCGAACCACTTGTTCCGGATGTCCTCCTGGATCTGCTGGCACTGAGAGCAACTGTTCAGGTGCTGAGAGTAGGCAGATCCCATCTCGCTTTGGGTCTTGCCACTCACGCTATCGCCACACGGTGTGGTTTGACTGGGCACTTTGGCTCTCCTTCGTCTTCGGTACCCCTGAAGCTTAGCACAACCCCTGGGCTCTGCGCAACACGCGATCGAGGCCTATGGTTCCGCCCCGCGCGATTAGTCGCTGTAGGGCCGCCTCTAGCGTATTGCACTCCTGGCATGCAATCCCCATGACGCAACTACCGCAGGTCGGACCGGGGCCATCGCAGCAGTCATGGTCGTGGTCCACCATCCACTGGGGCGTAGTGTCAGTGCCACAGAGATAACAACCTCGACCTTGTGCCAAGAAACGAGTTTCCCACTCCTCAGGAGTCATGCGGTATCGACTTAGGAGGTGAGAGGCTTGGCGTCTCGTCCACCCGGGAGTTCCACACGGTGAGGGACTAGCCAGATGCTCAGCCCTACAGGGCTTACACCAACGATCAAGGCCAATCGGGCCAGTAGCCCTGGCGCCGAATAGCTCGACTGGACGCCACAGAGCACATCGTGTACACCATGACATGCTCAGCTCATCTGCCATCCACCTGAGCCTAGACACCTGGGTCAAACATCCAATCGTCCAGGACGTCAACTCCCTCAACCGTTCGGACCTGGACCGTTACCCGGTCTTCATCGCCATAGATCTTGGCGATCTTCCCCAGGGATACGGTCTTATCGTCCGCGTAGACCAGCCCCGTCAATGCATCCTGAATAGGTTTGATCAAGTTGTCATGATCAGGAGTCGTGTCTTTCCACGTCGCTGTGGGCCTGGACTTTGGGCGCTCGTACTGGCAGATGGCCCGGATCTCCGTTGGCTTGTTGTACGGAGTCCAGAACTCCGGCAACTCCAGTTCGCAGGCTTCCCGGAGCGTAGCCTTGTACGCCTTGTACTCCGGGCTGTTCTTGTAGTGCACGTTCCCGTTCGGCGAGGCCACCAGGGCCGGGCGCTGGACCGGCTTCACGGCGACGGAGAACGTGACAAGGACCCGGCTACTCACCATCACCAACCACGGCAGTGAGTCGATCGGCCAAGGCCCATGCGCCTTGAGCCAAGCGGCTGATCCTGATCCGAGTGGCTCGGTCCGTGACTGCATCAGCTTGCTTCATGATGTCTGTGGAGTGCAGCGCCAATGCCGTTCGGATCTTGGCCAGCTCCTCCTTTTCAGCCTGTGTCGCCATCAGACAATACCCACTTTCCGTCTCGTTTGACCTCAGTCCGGAAGTCCTGGGGCCTTTCCATTTGGGCCTGAACCTTCCGTTCCACTTCGGCATGTCCGTACAGTTCTCGGGCCATCCACATCTTGAACTGGGCCGTATCCACCATGCGCTTGAACGCGGCCCTCTTGTTCTCAAGCTGGGTCCTGTGCTGCCTGGACTCACCCACAGCCCCTGAGGCCTGGTGAATGATCCGGACGCCAGTATCCCGCTTGTTCTGGTTCTGGCCGCCCTTGCCCCCAGACCTGAACGTCTGGACCTGGCAGTCTTGGACCGTGACTGTCAGGACCTTGGTCCGGGTCACTTGACCACATCCAAAGGGCAAGGGGTTTCCCGCCCCGTGTGGCCCCTGTGCGGAGTACCAGGGCACTTGGACTTAAGGGAGCGCTGCTCCCTCATCGCCTTGTACTTCAAGGCCACAGCCACCTCATCGTCAGTGCCCCAGACCCAGGGCTCATACTCAGTGAGCCTCGCGGCCAGTTCGTCCAAGGTCCAGCAGACCCCGGAATCCTGGTGCAGTTCATCGTCACTGGCCGCGATGCCCCGATGCAGGTCGAATGAGACGGGAGTCAGGAAGATGTGCCCGCATACCGTACAATAGGATCTGGGCGACCCGGCCTGCATTGTCGGGCGAGCGGAGCGAGTCATAGCCCCAACCGCCTCCGGATCTCGCACAACCGGGCCCGTAGCTTCTCGAATTGCATATTGACCTCCGCATCCGTCGACAGTTCCAGGGCCCGATTCTTGTTGGCCCGGGCCGCCTGGAGTCTGCGAACGGCATCCTGGGTCAAATCCACCTCGTCTGACAAAGCCTTGATCAAGTTCTCCACGGGGATTACCCTCCGTTCCGAAACTCATTGTCCAGTGCGACGATATGCCGACTGATATCAATGTCCAGGCGGTCCAACATCTGGACCCACTCCGACCCTGCCTGTACTAATTCCGGCGCTCTGGTGCCCCGGAATATGAGCTGAATGGCCTTCCGTTCCCATCGTACGTCACGGAGGGCCTGGCCTAACTGTGCTCTCTGCTGAACATAGTCACGGCGGTCCACCTGGCCTAGCCTCCTTCTCCTTGGGGTTAGCCCATTCTTCCGCCCCCGGCAGGTCCCCAATCCAGGTGACCAATACCTTGGCAACGGCGTTCCGGGCCTCACGAAGTTGTGCCAAGGCCGCCACCGCACCGCCCCAGTCTCGGTTGTCAATGGCCATGTTCAGTACGTCCTGGGCCACGGTCACCTCAACCTCAGCTTTGGCGACGGCCGTCCGTCTCGGCCCTGTGGGCATGGTGTCTGCGATCATTCGCTAGCCCCTTTCTTCCTGATCACACGTTCTGTGAGCCATGACTCTGGCACCTCGGCCCATCGGCCAACGGGGCCCTTGCCGGTGATCCATTCACTGAACCCCACGCGGACCATGCCATCAGACCTCCGGTAGTGAAACCACCCCGCCATCTCGTCACAGATCCACACGGGGTCATTCAGTTCCCAATCAGTCTTCGCCGTCATCGTCCAGCACCTGCTCCGAGTACTTGTCCGCCAGGCTCGCCAGGCATGAGCCCATGAAGTGGATGCCGACCAACTTGTACGCCTTATCCACTTCAGTCTGATGGCCCCCAGCCACCGCAACCTGGCCCAGGCGCATGGAAATGGCCTCCAGGACATTGGTCGCCCCAGCGTAGTTCCCCGCGAGCGCTGCGTCAAAGAATGCCAACATCTCTCCCGAGACCCTGTGCACCGTGGCGCCATCCTCCAAGGGCTCCGAAGACGGCCCCAGGATGTCCCGCCCCCGGACCCCATCCATCTCCGCCGGGTCCTGGTCCTCCGGAAGGTAGTCCTGGGACAGGCGGGCCAGCTCCCAGGCGATGCCCCTCTGGTCCTCCGGCGTCTCGTCACTGGTGAAGGTGTACAGAACGCCCCAGCACATGCCCCGGGCCGACATGAGCCCAGATTCCTGGCTCGCCTTCAGCAACGGCCACACGGCGTGAAGGGATGCCTCCAGGGTGTCATAGACCATGTCCGAAATGTCCTGGTCCAGGTACGGGTTCGGCCCGCCACCCTTGGCCCTGTCGGCCAGTTCCTCGGCCTTGTGCTCCAGGAAAACCGGGATCTCCTTGGACAGGGTCCACATCTGTTTGATCGTGTTCCAGAGCCCCATGGCCTCCACCTTTCAGTCATTGGTCCTTTGTGGAAAGGCTACACCCCTTGGACCTTTGTCACAAGGGGTGTAGCCCAGTTTTCTCAGAGCCAGGTATCGGCGTCTGCTGGCACAGCGCGATCGTCGATGTACCTGGCGGCTAGGAGCTTGCCCGTCACGATCTGGTGGAACGGGATCTTGTAGTGCTTGAGCCACGCCTCGATCAGTTCGTAATCCGAGCTGGGCCTGGCGGTGTGGATGATGATCTTCCGTCCCGCATTCACCAGCCTATGCAGCTTGGTCACATTGAGCCAGATCGGCGGGCCCGGTACCGCAGTCGGATTCTCCACGGACCAGGTGCCATGGGCAAGGGTGCCGTCGAAGTCAACGGCGTCCCACAGAAGCTCACTTCTTGGCGCTGGGGGCTGGAACATTGGCCTTGGCCTCCTTGCGCCGGTCGTAGGCCCTGATTGCGGCGTCCCCTGCTGCGCCAAGGCCCAGGAGGATCAGGCCAATGGCCAGTACCGCCAGGACCACGGTGGCCGGAATCCAGAACGGCGACAGGACCCAGAGCCACGGCCATGAGGCCACGGCGCCGACTTCTGCCAGCTTCAGCGTCACGAAAATGATGCCCAGAACCCCCGCGATCGGGAACGCACCCTTTGTCTCAGCCATCAGACGTCCTCCCACTGAACTCGACCAGCCTGGACCTTGCACCCCTCAGGGCCGAACTGCCTGGCCCGGCGGGCCCCGGTCACGGTCTCGTAGAACCGTTTCACCGAGCTTGACCACCCGGGCCGTGCGATCAGCTTACCATCCTCGTTGGCCAGGCGGTAGACTTCTGGCGCCTGGGACTGGATGACATCCCCGTGAGCTTTGATGCCCAGAAAGTACGCTTCGTGGAGGACAGCGTCCAGATCACGATCACCCAGGCGATACTCGTGGGCCATGCGTTCGAGTTCCTCACGGTACCCTCCGCCCGTCATTCGTCGCCATCCAGCTCAGGGAGCAACGGAGTCCAGGTCTTGGTAACGACACGATACGCCACCTTGGTTTGGATCTCGTGGGTCGCAGCCTTGGGCTCGTAGTACTGGCGCTGGACCCCAGACCGCGACATGTTGTGGGCCATGGCCGCCCCAGGCAACGTGGGGTAGGTACGAACGGCCTGCCACTCGCTCCATTCGCTCCACTCCGGGGGTTCCGCGTACGCGTTGGCCGTGATCTTGTTCCTGCGAACCCTCTGAACCAGGGCGTACTCAAACTCTGTGGCCATCAGTCTTCCACCCTTTCGATCCGGAACATCTGTGACGTCTTCACGTTGTCAAGATCCTCGTACGTGATCTCAAGCGTGTTGCTCGAAACCCACTCGGCCGTCATCCATCCTGGCCACTCATCCCCGTCGTTCAGGTCCTCACCCATGGAGTTGGCCATGTCCACAAACGGAATGATCAACTCGACTTCGTCCATTTCGGCTCATCTCCCTTGAACGTCCACTTGCCCATGGTCCTGTTGCCAGTGTCAAAGACTACCACACCCTCCGGGTCCATGAACCCCGGCGCTGCGATAGACCCCGTCATCCTCAGGCGGTCGGTCACTTCCTCGAACGCCTCAGCGTCATGTGCCTGGATCGTGGCCAGGACTGGGACGACCCGGAGGCCAGAGACCTCGGTCTTGTCCTCATGGACTGCCAGGTCCTCGGACCACCGCCCCGTGTTGAACAGGCTGAACAGCTTCCGGTCCATGCCGTAGCGCCGCTGGACACCCTGGCCCCACCACTCACCAAAATGGGCGCCGGGCCCCAGAGCCCTGGCCAGGCCTTCCGCATTGTCGTACACCCATCGGGCGAAACCGTAGTTGTCGTCCTCAGGGGTGATCATCCGCTTCCGGGACTGGGCCGCCACGACGTAGTAGACATTGTCCACCTCGACATGGGCGAATTGGGGATTGTTCTCCGCCACCCAGCCCGCCGCCCCATGAGCCGTGCTGTAGCTGTAGTTCTCAGGCAACAGTTCGCCCGCCAGAGTGACCTGGACACAGGCATTCGTGCCATCCAGCTTCTCACTGACGACCCATTCGCCCCGCATCAGCCTGTGCAACTTGGGAAATGCGATGAACTCCATCAGGCCCCGCTCCCTTCATCCTCTGGGGTCAGCTCAGCCGCCCACACGTTGAAACAGACTGCGGCTGCATGGTCCTCGGTCCTGTCCTTCCGGATGTACTGCACGACGTGGCGGCACAGGGACCTGAGGAACCTGGCCACAGCGATCGGGCCCCGGGCCTGGCGCCAGTTGTCCTCCCCGTACTTCTCCGCGCCCTTGACCATGTGGGCGCCCCACCGCTCCAGGGCCTCGATCGGGATCAGGTGCAGGCCCTCAATCCGTAGGACCCGGGCATAGTCGTACTTCCCGTCCTCGGTGTCCCGGACAAAGCCGTTAGCGTATTCCTCCCGGGTGCCGGAGTCCTTTACCGTGAACCCAGGGTCTGACAAAAGGGTCCAGGGGACATCGTGGATCTTGTCATCCCCCCATGTACGAGCGTAACCACACTGAAGGCTTTGAGAGCCAGGCTCTTGCCGATTACTTGACCACACCCACCCACTGTCGCCGTCCTCATCCTTGCCATACCACCAGTAGTCCTCCACGGAGTCCTGGTACACGGCCCCGCGATCAGGTTCTGGAATAGTCCAGGTCATTGGGGTTTCGATCTTCAACGGGCTCTCCACGCTTATTACCTCCTCCTAGTCCTAAACGAATAGGGCCCCAGTCTACACGACCAGGGCCCCACTGTCTACTTCATCCGGCGAAGCTTAGAACGGCGCCTCGTCCTCCTCGAACACCGGACCGCCGTCCTTGACCACCACAGCGTGGAGCTTGAAGCCGGTCATGCCCTTCTTCTTCGGCTCCTTCTGCTCCACGAACTTCACCGCCAGGGTGTCGTCGATCTCCAGGGACCGCTTACCCTTGCGCGCCTTGCCACACGCCCGCTTCACTTCCTGGGTGATGTGGTGCTCCTTGCCCTGGGCCGTGGTCAGGGGCACGAAGTACGTGGCCTCTTCGCCCACCTCCGGGCCCGAGACATCCCCACGCTTGACCTCCAGGGTGCCCGTGACCAGGTAGCCCTCACCATGGGCCGCCTGGAACGAGTCACTGATGTCAGTGATCTTGAGCTGGAACAGGGAGCCAGGCGCCTCCAGCTTGAGGAACGAGCCCTCATCGCGCTCGCCCTGGTCCTCACGGCCGTCAAAAAGGTCTTCACTCATTGGACTTGTTCTCCTTTGCTGTTGGTGCTAGGGTCTTGAGGTGTCGGGTATAGACCTCGACGCGGGTTGCAAGAGACATCGCAAGGTCTTTGGTTGAGGGGTTTGCCAGCATCTTCAAGGCGGTTGACGCCAAATGCTGGATTTCCTCCCAGTCCTTCACCTCTTGCCACTCACGGCTGAGCCCAGCAGTCTTGGGCTTGTCTGACGAAGTCATCCGCCCCACCTCGGAGGCGGAATCAACTGGTCCGCGTGGATGGGCTCGATATCCTCGCAGCCCCCGCCTGACTTCCCAGCCTGGAACAACAGGAGATGGGCGTAGAACTGGCGCCAGATCTCGTTGTCATACGGCAAGGGCCACAGGTTCCAGCCCTCCGGACGGAGCCACAGGACCCTGGACCCAGTAGCCTGCGGAAGGTCGCTCTGCTCCCCGGTGATGAAGTCCAGGACGTAGTCGGCTGATCCGTAGGCCTTGTTCTGCAGGGCCACGCTCCAGAGGTGCGGCCCCTTGGCGTTGGACTTGGCGTCAATGAAAACGGGTTCCCCGTCCACAAGACCAAAGAGGTCATAGGACCCGGCATAGCCCCATTTGTCCGACACCACGGACTGCTCACAACTCAGAATCCGGACATTGTGGCGCCGAACAAACTCGTCCCAGTAACGGGGGACCCACTCTGTAAAGTTGTTCTCCACAGGATATGAGCTTGTCCCCTCCACATCACGGACCAGGTAATCCAGGGGTTTGCCATTGATGATGTTCTCAATGACCTGGTGGACCTGGTTTCCGAACTCACGGGCCACCCTCCAATCCGGAAGAACTTCGTCCTGCTCCTTCAGAAGCCCATAGACAAAGGCCTGGGTTCGTTCCGCAAGGTCCTTACGATTTCGGGCCGCGTAGCGTGCGACCCCATTCACCTTGGCCGTCTCGATCGGCCCCACACGGCGCGCAGAAAGGACCGAGGTAACGCCAGCATATTCCCGGGTAGGATTATGCGGGTGGCGATACCATCGGTCCCCTTCTTTGTCGTACCATGTGCCCTCTCGGCTCAGGGCTTGACCTTCACGATCGTGGCGCCGGGGACTGAGAACTTGCCGTTCTCCTTTTTGTCATAGGCGTCAACCCAGGACTCCGAATCTCCAACGATGAAATCCACATCCTTGTACTTCTCGCCGTTGAACTCCGTGTGCTCCCGGACCCGGGCCCGCACCTGGACCACCAGCGTCACGATCTCGCCGTCCTTGACCTTCACGCCGTTCACCTTGGCCTTCAGCTTCTTGGCCATCTGGCACCGCCTCTCACTCTCTTGGCTTTAGCTCCTACCCCTAGTGTACCAGAGTAGGTCAACCCCTACGACAGGTCGAACGGGATCAGGCCCTCGTACTTCAGGCACTGGCTGATGGTCAGGGGTCGGCGGGATCCAAGAACCCCGGAATCGGCTCTGCGATGTATGTGTTGACGATCGTCACTCCACACTCTCCTTCCCAGTCTCCTGAAACTCCCGGACCTTGCGCCGGGTCTCCTCTTGCTTGGCATGGTGGTCCCGGATCACCTGGTCCGCCAGAGCCTTGATCTCTGCGTCCGTGGCCCGGTACCCTTTGGGGTCGGTCACTGCGCTTGGCCCTCCAGGATCACGAGGGTTTCCGTCTTGCGGTTCCATCCTCGGGACATGGTGATCTCCACCTTCACATCGTCAAGGTACGTCCCAGCCTCGGCGCCAGGGATCCTGATCTCGACCTGCGTGTCCGCCTCCACCCCGATAGTGTTCGCCCGGAAGTCCTGAAGCGTTTCGATCAGCTCGCCCAACTTCACAATTTCCCCTTCCTCAAGATCACGTATTTCTCCTCCAGCTCCTCCTGTGTGGGGACCGCCGGGTCAGCCACTGAGCTTCTCTGCCTCAGCTTCCAAGTCCTCGGCCAGGTCCCTGAGCGCCCGTGCCGTGGCCAGCGTGACCCCGATGTCCTCGTTGTACTTGTCACCCCTAGCCCTCTTCGCCGTTCCGAGGCCCTTGAACGGCTCCTGGCTACCCTGGAGCAGCGCCACGGACACGGTGGTGAACGTCTTGGTCGAGTCGATGTGCAGTGCGGCATCCACCGCGAAGAACAGATCTTGAGCTGCATACGCCATGCTGCATCCTCCTTGAGCTGGGGTTTTGGTCTCTAGTCCATACTCTACCACCCCTGTCAACCAGTACTGTGGGGGTTGATCACGGATGGTACACTGGAGCTAGACGTCCCTGCCCGAACACCTGGAGGCCCCACCTTGGACCTGTCACAATCGCATAACGAATACCTCCGGACGCGGGGGGTCACGGCCCCGGACATCATCAGTGCCCGGGGCTACAGGACTGTTTCCGCAGCTCAGGACCTCCTGGACCTGGGATTCTCGGCGAACCAGGCCAGCCACGTCCCAGGCTTGTTGCTCCCGATCTTCAACACCACGGGCGAAGAGGCTGGGTTCGAGTACCGGGCCGACAGCCCCCGTACCGGGAAATCGGGCAAACCGGTCAAGTTCGATCGTCCATTTGCCCAGGTCCCGTGCATCAACGTCAACCCCATGGCCACAGAGGCATTCCGCCAGGGCGGCCCGTTCCAGCCCCTGATCATTGTGGAGGGGGTCACGAGGGCCGATGCCCTGGCGGAACGTGGCGTGGCAGCTGGCGCCATCATGGGGATCTATGGGTGGAAGGGCGATACCGGCTCAGGCCCTGCTGTCCTGTCCGAACTCCACGAACTCCCGATCAAGGGCCGTGAGGTCTGGATCTTCCCCGATGGCGATGCGACCACAAAGCCCGGGGTCAACAGTGGTGTCCGATCACTGGTCGATGTGTTCAAGCGCCGGGGCGCCCGTGCCATCTCCATCGGCGTGGTCCCGGATGGCCAGGGGCTGGACGATTGGCTAGGGGCTGGCCACGACGTCACCGAGCTTCAGGGCCTCCTGGTCCCCTCGGGCGATTTGCCGATCGTCCTGGCCCCAAGGCCCGGCGCCAAGGACATTGCGTCACGTGACGAATTGCCCCTGACCAATGACCGGGACCTTGCCACCAGTTGGCTGGAGCGGGGCGCCCACGTCGCCTACCTCCCCGCCCTCGACTCCTGGACCGCGTTCCTTGACGGCAGGTGGCAGCAGGACGGGACCGGGGCTGTGGCCCGGGTCTCCCTGTCCCAGTTCCTCTATGACGTGGCCTCGAAATACAAGAACGGCGCCAAGGGCCAGAGTGAGGAGAAGGCGGCCCAGGAGATCTACCACGTACTCAACTCGACCCAGAAGCTCAGGGCTGTGCAGGGGGCTGCTGAGGCCCTTGCGGAAGCCCATGCCACCGATGAGCAGTTCGACCGGGACCCGTGGCTCTTCAACTGCGCCAACGGAACCCTGGACCTCCGGACCGCCGAACTCAAGGAGCACGATCCCAATGACAAACTCCGGGGCATCAGCCCCACAGTATGGGACCCCCAGGCCCAAGCCCCTACCTTTGGTCGATTCATGTCTGAGGTCCTACCTGACCCGGAGGTACGGGACTACCTTCAGGTCATCCTGGGCCTCGCCCTCGTGGGCAAGCCCATCCTCCACATCCTCCCGGTCTTCGTAGGCTCCGGACGTAATGGTAAGGGCACCCTTATCCACGCCCTGACCTCGACCATGGGCGTGGACTACTCGGGCCCTGTGGACAAGAGTTTGCTGATCAGTGCCAAGTTCGAGTCACACCCGACCAAGCTCATGGCCTTGAAGGGCAAGCGGTTCGTCACTGCATCGGAGACGGAACAGGGTGACCGATTTGCAAGTGCAAGCCTCAAGGCCCTGACGGGTGGAGACTCGATCAGCGCCCGGGGCATGCGGGAAAACCAACAGTCGTTCATGCCCTCTCACTCCATGGTCCTGATGACGAACTCCTTGCCTGAGGTCGATGCCCTGGACAAGGCGATGTGGGCGCGGCTCAAGCTCTTCACGTTCGGGGCTGATTTCGAGGGCCGAGAGGACACCACCATTGGTGATCGCCTAGCTGCGGAGAGTAGCGGCATCCTCCGATGGCTCGTGGCCGGGGTCCAGCGCTACCTGTCCCAGGGCATGCCCGATGAGCCCCTGGGCGTGGTCATGGCGACCGGGACCTGGCGCATGGATGAGAACTCGTTCCTCCAGTTCGCGAACGAGAGGCTGGTTCGGGACCCAAAAGGCCTGGTGCCCAGTGGTGACTTGATCGACGCCTACTCTCGGTGGTGCCAGGTCCAGGACGTGGAGCCCCTGAGGGCCAGGGCCCTGGGGGCTGCGATCAAGGCGTTCGGGGCCCAGGACAAGCGCACAGCCAAGGCGCGCATGTGGTTGGGGCTGAGGTGGCGTAGTGACGGATCCATCCCCCAGGATGACGGAATCAGTGACCCATCGGAGCAAGATCTGTCACACCCTGTGACCAGCGAAAACAGCCTAGATTCTATGTTTTGTGACGGAATGACACATCTTTATAGGGGTATCCCCACAAGGGACACAGACCCGGTACCCCCTTCTACTGAGCTACCGATGGGGTCAGAAAAATCCGTCATTCCGTCATTCCGTCACTCCCAGCCCCCTGACCAGGGAAAACAGGGTGACACCTCAGCCCCAGAACCCGTCATCGAACCCCCATCCGATCCGTCACAGTCCTGGGACCGCCCCATGCCGTACCTCGACTGAGGGGTTGCGCCCTGAGCCTGGCTCCTGTACTGTCATCCCCATCGACAGACACTCAACACTGAAGGAGCCAGGCTCATGAGCCTCACGACTGACGTCCCGGTCCAGTTTGATGACATCCGGGTCGGGGACTACATCATCGGGACCGGTCGCCCAGATTCCGTCATCCCAGGGACCACGCACCAGGGATTCGTGGTCCTGGCGTCGTCCGGCGACGGGGTCAAGATCCGCCAGGACAACGGCGCAGAGACGATGATGGGCCGCCCCGTCCGAACTTTCACCCGGCGCACCCACGCCATGAACCCGGCCCTCCACCTCGTGGACCCCGGCGCCATCCGCCTCGGGGACAAGGTCACGCTCTACGATGGCGCCACGGCCCTGGACTCGGGTGTGACCGTGGACAGCCTGAGTCCATGTACCATCGGGGAGGATGGCTGGGACATCTACCTCTCCAGTAGCTGCAACCGTTGCACTGGATACAACCCCAGTTACCAGTGGTTCCGCCACACCATGGCCCCCCTGCCGGAGAACTGGGACTCCCTGGGCAAGGTCTCAAACCAGACCCTGTACCCCACGATCCACCACCTCAAGGCCGCGATCTTTGACCTCCTCGCCAAGAACGTGGACAACAAGACCTGGTGCGAGGACGGGGCCTCGCAGTTCGCCCGGCGCTACTACATCTCCCCCCTCAGCCCCGAGGACCGGGAGGCCTCAGCCCAAGTCGTCAACAACACCATCGCCCGCCTCCAGGGCGAGACTGCTCAGTTCCTGGGTATCTCTCAGGCGGAACTGAACGAGGCGTTCAAGACCCTGAGCATCTCCCAGCTCCCCAAGACCAAGCGGGTGCAGCTGGAGATCGAGGTTCCGAAGGGGTTGACCCTGGACCAGATCCATGAGATGCTTGTTGGACAGCAGGGCGTGACCGTCCTCCGTAACCAGGAAGTGAGCCGGTAATGACCACGATCAAGATCGACCGGGCCCAAGCCCTGTCCCTCCTCCAGCAGGCTGTGGACGCGAAGGGCGCGGACTACGTGTACCAGGAGATCCCCAAGCCTGGAACCACCAGGACCGGTGACGCCATGGCCCCGGGCTGCTGGTACGAGTCCAACGGCGCCCCGTCCTGTGGCGTGGGCCAGGCCCTGTTCCTCGGGGGCGTCCCGCTCCAGGTCCTCGCCGACATGGACAACGCGGCCGAGGACTCGTCCATCGGGGCCATGGACACGCTCCTGGCAGCGAACGGTGTGGAGCTGACCCCGGACGCCCTGGTCGTGTTCAGCGTTTTCCAGTCCTATCAGGACCTGGTCAACTCGTGGGGCTACTCCCTTGGCCGTGCCAAGGAGGCTGTTCAGTCATGATCACGATCGACGCACAGCAAGCCATCGAATCCCTCCGCCACATCGTCCAGGCCAAGGGCCCCGAGTTCGTGTACTCCAGCCCGGCCGGTTCCTCCTGTGTCTACGCATACGATGGCCAGCCCTCCTGCGGCGTGGGCCAGGCCCTGGCTCACTTGGGCGTTCCCCTGGCCGTCGTGGCTGAACTGGACACCGCGAACTGCGGCACTGGGATCAGCGCCCTGAGCATGGCCACCCCGCTCCATCACCACGGCGTCCATGTCACGCCCCAGGCTGCTCGTGTCTTCAGCCAGTTCCAGGTCGTCCAGGACAGGGGCAACTATAGTAGCCCTACGGCGACCTGGCGCTTGGCCCTCCAGGTCGCCGAGGCCGAGTTCAAGAACCTGGAGGCATGAGCCATGACCACGACCCTCGAACAGCTGGCCCAGGAGGACCGGATCCGCTGGGCTGAGCGCTCCAACGCCAAGCGCCTCCGGGCCTGGCGCAAGGGCTCAGCCCCCAAGTAACACGACGAGGACCCTACTCTTGTGGTAGGGTCCTTGTTGCACACCCCCTACACTTGGAGGCCGTGATGTGGATCTTGATCATGTGGGCCCTGCTCCTGTTCCTGGCGGGAATCCGCTCCGGCATCTGGGCTGTGGGCCACTTCAACCGGGGTGAGGTCGCGCCAGGCCTGGTTTTCCTGTTTCTGGCCCTGGCGTGGCTCACAGCCTCTGGAGCCTTGGCCATGGTTGCCGCAGGACCCTAAAACCCCAGGTCACGCTAGACGAATTTAGCCCCTGAACCCCCTCCCCGGTGTCCCTACCCTCGCTCCAAATTCTATTCGATCCTGTGCTTGTAGAGGAGGCATAAGTGCTGGTCATCGACTCCACGATCCAGGGCGACCCAGTCAAGATCAACTGTCCCGAACCCAGCGACTCATCCCTTGAGATCGGCGAAGCGGTTTGGGCCTGGGTCCTCAAGGAACAGTTCCTTGGCCTTGACGTTGAGTCCCTCCCCCTCAAGGGCCTGATTGCAAAAGCAAACATGTGGGCTCCAGAACTGCGAGGCAAGTGGACCCGCCTCGTACAGTTCGGTTCCATGGACACCGCATGGGTGTTCCGGATGGATGTCCCATGGCAACGGGCCCTGGTCGCTGGCATCCTGGGGAATACCCGGGTCTCCTTCACCACGTGGACAGACATCGACGTCCGGGCTGTGTATGCGGACCTGGAGATTGACATCAGTTCCCGCTACTACGACGGGGTCACCCTGGCCCTGCTCCGGAACCCAGGCCAGTTCGTCAGCCACAAGCTCAAGGACACGTGCCGGGACTACGGCATACCAGAGCTTGCCACCGGGGAGCTTGCCCTGAAGGCCCGCCAGGAAACGCTTCGCGTCCGGAGGCCATCGGATGCAATCAAGCAACGTAAGGGCGAATCAGACGAAGCATGGGCCATCCGCCGGGCCGCCAGGACCCAGGAGCAAGCCGCCTACGATGAGCTGTATCCGATCTGTGGCTGGAACGAGTGGCGGGACATCCCGATCGACGATCCCGTGTTCCTGGAGTATGCAGGGCTGGACGCCATCGGGGCCCGGCGCTTGTTCCCGCTCCAGGTCCAATCGTGCCGGGACTATGGGATCCCCAGCGACACGATCAAGCGGGAACTCCATCGTCAGCAACGGGCCGTCCGGCGCACCATCACCAGGGGCATTCTCGTGGACCGGGACTTTACCCAGCTCCAGCTCGATACTGTCGGCGCCGACCACCAAGCCGCCAAGCGCGAGTTCCAGGCGTTGACGGGCCTCAAAGCTGGCTCCCCGTTTCGGGCCAAATGGTTCAAGGATCGGGGGCTGGTGTTCGACGCCTTCACAGACTCAGGTGAGGGGTCCCTGGCCAAGCAGAACCTGAAGGACCTGATGGCCAAGTATGCCCGGGACAAGTACAAGGACACCGTTCCGGACGAAGTCCACCAAGCCCTGGCCCTCACCCGCCGAATCTCTGAGACCAAGAACCTCCATGACTTCTGTACCTCGCTCCTGGGCTTCATGGACGGGGACGGCATCGTCCGGCCCAACATCCGGATCCTCGGGGCTGAGACCGGGCGCCACACGGTCACGGAGCCAGCTGTCCAAACCCTGTCCAATGGCAATGTGGTCCGGGGCTGTTTCCCTGCCCCCAAGGGCTATGTCCTGGTCTCCATCGACCTGTCCCAGATCGAGGTTCGGATCATCGCGGCCCTGTCCGGCGAGACCTCGTTGATCGAGGCTTTCAACCGGGGCGAGGATGCCTACAACCAGATTGCCGAATCCCTGTTCGGGGCCCAGTTCACCAAGCGAGAGCGGTCCATCGCCAAGCGCATCATCCTGGCGACCATGTACGGTGGTGGGGTCAACACGATCGTGACCCAGCTCCATGACATTGATGGCATCGTTGTGGACCCGGAACAGGTCTCTGAGATCAGGGCCAATTTCCGGAAGCGCTACCGCAAGATCACGGCCTACTCGTACAAGATGAACACTGGCGAAGACGTGTGGCTGTACTCTGGGCGTTTTGTCCCTGGCGACCAGGAGAAGCCGTACCGGGGCGTCAACTCCGCGTGCCAGGGGTCCGGCCGGGACATCCTCATGGACGTTGAGGACCGTTGCTGTGAGGCTGGGTTCGAGGACGCCATCGTCCTGGACATCCATGACGAGATCCTGTTCATGCTCCCTGAAGCGGGGCTACGGGACTCGTTGCTCAAGCTCCGCAAGGCGTTCCAGGAGCCGTTCAAGGGCGTCCGGGTGACCTGTGACATTGAGGTCTATGCGGAACGATGGGGCCATGATATGCTGGTGCCACGGCCTGAGGGCCTGGCCCGGACCCTGAAGGACAAGGAGACGGGCAACATCACTTACGAGGTCCAGCGTGAATGGGTGCTGGCCGCCTGAAGGAGGCAACAGTGATCGAGTGGATTGACTGGTGGTATCAGAGCGAGGCGTTCGGGCGCACGTTCGTCGGGACCCTGGTCGGGGGCATCCTGCTCTCGTGGCTCGGAAACATGGTCGATGAGGAGGCGTACAGTGAGTGGGGCGGGGCCGTTGGGGTGGGGATGATGATCGCCGGGGCTGTGAGCCTGTTCGTATGCTTCCTGGCTCTGGTCGCTCCGGCCTTCCTCCGCTTGGTGATTTGGGTGGGGACCGGAGCATGAAGCGGGACCCGATCGACAAAGTGGAAGAGGCCCTGAACCGTATCGACCAGGCGGAGGCCGATGAGGTCAGGGGCGAAGCGGAGAGGGAGGACGGCGATGCGTGAGGCTATTGGCGTGCTAGCTGCTGCGGCGTTGACTGTCATCCTCATGATGCTGGCAGCTATGGCCCTGTCCGCCTACGTCTGGCCCCTCATGGCGCCAGGGACCTGTCCATGAGACCCCGGATCTGGGGCCAGCGCTCACCCCTCGGGCGCTGGTCCTGGTGGGTTGAGTACGGGGGTCCGTTGCCCGTGTTCTTCTGGACCTGGGACGCTGCTCTTGACTTCGGGGTGGAGCGGGTGGCAGAATCAAGACACAAGAACCACATCCACTTGTGGCCAGTGAGTGAAGGAGTGAGCTGATGGGCGCACACAGGGATAAGAACGAGAAGGACGACGTCCAGCGGGACAAGAACGGCGATGTGACCCAGATGTCTGGCGACCTGGGGCCTGGCGCTGACGACAAGGTCCGCCAGGCCCCGTACCTCCCGAAGCTGGGGTAGGGGTGATCTACATCAACTGCCACATTCACCTGGAGCTGGGTGAAGAGGTAGCGGCGGAGGCAGGCTCCCTGATCTGCGGGGCCTGCCTTCTCCGAACCTACTTCATTCTCACAGAGATCAAGGACACGTATCGCTGGATCTCGGACCCCGAGTATCTGGCTGGCACCAGAGAGCCAGCGTCCCACTACACAAAGTCACGGCCTCCGGTCAGTCTCCATGCAGTCAGCCTCTTGGACAAGCGGACCATGTACCGGCGCAAGGGCGACCCGGTCTCGGCTCACAGGGTCCTGAAGGCCTGGCGGGACGCGGTTGGCGACATGATGTCTGGGTCCTGGCAAGAGCAGTTTGACGGCAACACAGTCCCTATCCTCGTGGCTGAGCTGCGTAGCTCATTGGGATGGATCGCCAAGCAACCGGCCGTGGTGCGGTTTGCCAGGCACATGGCGTGTGTGCTACACTCGTTGAAGCAAGAAGTTGGCGACTTGAAGGAGGAGAACGATGACGACTAGTGTGACCCCCGAGGCAAAGGCCCTGTTGACCCGGTGGGTGGAGCGTTTGGAGCGGAACGAGGATGCCCAGATTCAGGGCTGCCTGAACAGGACCGTAGGCAACAACGGCTACCCGGCGGGCATGTGCTGCCTTGGCGTCTTGACTGAGGAGGTCAAGGAAGAGGCCGGGCTGGTGGCGGTGGGCGATGACGACCGCATCGGGTACAAGGGCCCGCCAGGGTCGGTAGGTGAGTTCGTGGAATACGCCCTTCTCCCCAGGGCTGTCAGGGAGCTTCTGGGGCTCACGTGCATCTACGTCATGTACCACGGCACCCGAACCTCGGTGGTGCGGCTGAATGACGGCGAAGGCCTCACGTTCCCCGAGATTGCGGCCCTGGTTCGGGAGGAGTACGACCTGTGACCAAGAAGATGCTGATGGGTGTCACAGCCGCTGTGACACTGATGGTCGTGGCCTTCTTCAAGAATCCCGAGGCTGGGCAGACGGTTCTGATGGGCCTGTTCCAGTGGGTTTGGCCCTGGTGAGCCGATACGGGCAACGGGACCAGGTGCGCTGGGGCGCCCTGGTCCCCAGGCCAGACGGCACAGCGTTCGTACAGGGCTTCCTGGACTCGTACCGGCGGATCGGGGTCCCCATGGTCCCACCTCCGGAGACCAGGGCCAATCGCCTGGACAACGTGCGCCGGGCGCCAGGAAAGGAGGGGTCGATGGCCAACACCATGGCTCAGGCTGTGCTGGACTCAGTGGACGTCATCCACAGGTACGAGGTGTCCAGGGAGCTGAGCGAATCGGGGCGGGCCTGGCTGGTCACGCTCCAGGGGCCAGGGGGCCAGACCTGTGTGGTTTCACGACTGAGGTCCTCAAGGGAAGGGAACGGATTCTGATGATCGACAACCGGGCCGCCGTGGCTCACTTCAGGCGCCACATGGAACGCCACCCGAACTCGACCCTGAATCGTATGGGTCCGTGGGTGGGGCTGGGCAAGGAGGAGCGGGAGGCTGACATCAGGACTGCGGATTGGGTTCCGAATCGGGCCATGTGGCGGGCTCAGGGCTTCCGCAACGGGACCCATGCTCTGGAGGTGCTCGGTGGCGAGTGATAAGTGCTGGTGTGGGCGGGACGCGGTCTCCAACGGCCTGTGCCAGGTCCACATCGGGTGGCCCAGCGTGCAAAAGCCCAGGTCGTAGGGTGTTGACAGGGCGTGTTACACTAACATTGTAGCATCGGAAAGGCAGCAGCCAGGTTAACAGGCCTGGGGCTGGTCCCCCGGCTACCACGCTCTTGAAAGCGTACGACATTGCAATGATCGGGCTGGGCCCTGAAGACCCTTAGTCGCGCGGGCCCAGCCACAAATCAGTGACCTTCGGAAGGGCGCCGGTCTCCAAAACCGGTCGAGGTGGGTTCGACTCCTACCACTGGTGCGAGCCACAGACAACTAAATTCCTGTGGCAACCCAGATCGTATATCCAGGGCACTGGGACATCAAAGGCCCTGTCACTAACTTCAAGGACGCTAGGGTGGGGCTCCCTACAACCCGACAGAGGCAGCAAGAGCCTAGTAGGGTCGTTCTTGGACTAAGCGGGATGGCGCAGTTTGGCAGCGCGCGTGGCTCATAATCACGAGGTCCTGGGTTCAAATCCCAGTCCCGCTACAAGGCAAGGAGGACCAGGGTTCGATTCCCTGGAGCGTGTGGCTATCATCCTAGGAATTGGGCCATGCGTTTGGTGTACGGTGCATCCCTTCGCCGTTAACGAGACCCCACAAGGTGCAACCTTGCTCCCTAGCCTCGCAAGCCTGGGAGTAGCCCGTAGGGTGCGGGGTCGTTTGCCGAGATAGCTCAATGGTGAGAGCCCCATCCTGATTCGATGGGAGATGGGCGGTTCGAGTCCCCCTCTCGGCTCTATAGTCTTCTGGGTCTAACTAGCCCTGGAGTGCACATCGTCTGATCCACGATGTGAGTGATGTGGTGTAACGGCTGCACGGGGCCCCGAGAAGGGGCCTTGATCAGGGTTCAACTCCCTGGCATCACGCTAGACCTGGGCATACGGCCTGCCGTTCAGAGCGCTGGTATCCTTCGGGATGGGTGCGCCAGAAACGGCTCCCGTTGGCCCTGGGTCCGGGCCTGAGCCCTCCTTCCTCAGGCCTGTTAAACTCCGCCCCAAAGGCGGCTTAGGAATGACTACGGGGCGCGAGTGAGGACGCTTGCGCATAGTTGCTGATCGCCTGGCCCTTCGGGGTGACGAGACGTCGGACTGAGCGCCCCGTAGCCAGCGACCATAAACTACACAGTGGAGAGGCTACATGGCGACCATTGCCTATGATCAACCTGTCAAGGACCTGATTGCGGGGCTGGACGCTACCGGCCACGTGACGCACACCTCCTACCGTAAGACCCATGTCACCCTGCATCACAACGGGGCCCGTTTGACCCATGAGGGTGTTCTGTCTGTATGGCAGGTGCGCCCTGCATCGGCCCATTTCGACGTGGACGCCTCTGGAGCTGTGGCCCAGTATGTCAGGGCCAGCGAATACGCCTGGGCCGTTGGAGACACGCTGGGGAACCAGTGCTCTATCTCCATTGAGATGTGCAACGAGACCCTGGCCCCGTCCTGGCGCGTGGGCGAGGCTACCTGGCGCTCTGCGGCTCGATTGGCCGGATGGCTCTTCGCCAATGTCATCGGGGCCCGCCCCACAGCCTCTACCCTCGTAATGCACCGAGCCTGGAGCGCCACCGACTGCGCCGGGCCCCACATCGCAAGCATTTACGGTCAGATTCTGGCGCTTGCCCAGGAGCACTACGACCGTTTCACTGGGGCCATTTCTGAGGCCCCCAAGATCAAGGAGCGATACGTGAAGCTGATCAAGGGTGACGAGCGCCCGGAGATTTGGGTTTTCGAGTTCGGCGCTGCTGGCATCGTCAAGGCCCACATTCCGGATGAGTACATCCTGGATGTCTGGCGCACGCTGCTGGGCAAGACGGATGAACAGGGCAACCTGGTCAAGGCGGAGGTCGAAATCAAGCCCCAGGCCTATGTCGACCTGATCGCCACCTACAAGAACTGAAAGAAGGAACTCAATGGCTGAGTCCAAGATCAAGACCCTGTTCTCGCTCCAGAGCGTCAAGGCGTGGGTCGCAGCGGCTACTGTCGTGGTGACCCAGGTGGCCAGCTACACGGTCCCCGATTCCCCGCCCGGCAAGCTCATCGTCTCGGTTCTGGGGGTCCTCGTGGCGCTCGGCGCGGTGTTCGGCGCGACCAACGGGACCAAGGATTCTGCTGTGGACAACCGCGACTTCTGATGGTAAGCTTCCGGCATGAGAATCATTGACCGGAAGACCGGGAACGAAGTCACCAAGGGCCAGGAGCCGAGACTGTGGCCGCCAGCAGCACCACTCAACCCTCCAGCTCCTGAGCCCAAACCCAAGTAGATTTCTCACAGGAACGGTGCGCACCTGATGTGAGAGCCTGCCCTGAGGCATAGAGGGGCCGCTAAACCGTCGCAGCGATAGGAGGCGGTCCCGGACAACCTGGGTTAAGCGGTTGGTGCGGTGCACAGGTGGTTAGTGGTTCGATCCCGCTCGGTCGTCGAAAAGCGGCTGTAAGCTCAAATGGCAGAGCTACCTGGCACCAAGACTTTGATCTATAGCTCAGTCGGCAGAGCAGGGGCCTGTTAAGCCCCGGGTCCCAGGTTCGAGTCCTGGTAGGTCAGCAGACGGGCGACTGCACGCAAGGTGAACGGTGTGAGCCGTTTGAGGTGAGAGTCCTTCAGTCGCCCGTTTCGTTATTCCCCATCGTCCTCCGGGACTGGTGGGGTTTTTCCTTGTGCCTCGCGATTTGCGTTTGCACAAGATCCAGATCAAGATCCCGTGGAGGGACCAAATGGCAAATGCAAACGCTAGCCCCCTGAGCCTGTACCCGGCGGCTGTGGTTCCGGCGGTCGGTACTGCGGGCAACGACGCCGACACGGCCGTGTTCGTGGCGCCGTTCGACTGCACCGTGACCTCAGTGACTTACATCCCCAGCGCCACGATCACTGGCGCCAACACCAATACCCGGGCCCTGAACCTGCGGAACAAGGGCCTGACTGGCGCCGGTTCCACGGTTGTGGCCACGCTCCAGTTCGACAGTGGCGTGAACGCGACTGGGTTCGACGAGAAGGCGATCACCCTTTCTGGAACCCCGGCGAACCTGAACCTGGTGGCGGGCGATGTCCTGGCGCTCCAGTCTCTGCACGTGGGCACTGGCATCACTGACCCGGGCGGCCTGCTCCGTGTCTCTGTGACGAGGCGGTAAGCGATGGCTGTCACTCCTCTGACCGTACTGAACTGGGCCCGCCCAGTCAACGGGTCCACAGTCCAGGAACCGGCGGGCACGGCGGCCAACGTTTCGGGTGGCGGTAACTCGTTCCCGAATGACGGCCGTGTCCTGCTCCAGATCATCAATTCCACGGCGGCTGCCACCACGGTCACGGTGGACATCACCAAGACTGTGGGTGGGGCGCCGGTCACTGACCCTGTGGTTTCCCTGGCCAACACCATTCACAACGAGTGGCTTGGCCCGTTCGACCCTGCGGTCTACGGTGATTCGATCGTGGTCACTGGCTCGGCGAACACGGTCAAGTTCAACGTGTGGCACATGCCCTGATCCAAGAACAGAGGGGAGTGGGTGGTTCCAATGGCCGAGAGCTGGAGGGTTCAACCACTCCCCCCTGGGTGGTCAGCGCTACGGCGCCAGGTCCTGGAGCGGGACGCCTGGCAGTGCAGGGCAAGGCGCAAGGATGAGACACGCTGCCCGGCACGGGCCACTGATGTACACCACGAGGGGGCAGCTGATGACCACAGTCCCTCGAACCTCGTGAGCCTGTGCGCTTGGCACCATCGCCGGATCACAGCGCAGCAAGCGAACGCAGCAAGGAACCAGCATGGTCGGTTGAGTGAGCGGCGCCCGGCGCCCCGTCATCCGGGATTGGTTCAATAGCTTTATGCACCACCATGCATGCCCATTCAGTCCTAAATGTATATTCATACATTCCAAGTGGACAGACCCAGGGGGCCAACCCCCGTTTTCGCTGGTCAGAGCCA